ATGATCTATGGTACGCGATTCGGGGAATATGGTATGGCGATGCTGACGGACCTGAAGGTCAAGAATGCGAAGCCGAAGGACAAAGCCTACAAGCTGTCGGACGGCGGGCAACTCTTCCTGCACGTGTCGATCGCCGGGGGGCGTGTGTGGCGGATGAATTACCAGTTCGGCCGGAATGCCGAGGGCAAGCCGCGCCAGAAAACCCTGACAATTGGAAGCTACCCGGCGATCAAGCTGATCGAGGCGCGGGAGGCGCGCGACGTCGCGAAGGCGATGCTGGCCAAAGGTATCGAGCCCAAGCCCGAAGATCTGTTCGCCCGCGCAGCCCCTGAACGCGACACGCGGCCGACCTTTCGGGAGATCGGTTTAGCCTGGTACGCGCTGCAGCAGAAGCGATGGTCGACGGTCCACGCCGAGGACGTAATGGCCTCTCTTGAAGCAGACATCTTCCCGGCGCTTGGCGGTTCGCCGATCGCAGGTATCGAAGGCTTGGCAGTTCTCGCCGTCCTGCAAGCGATCGTTGATCGCGGCTCGATCGAGACAGCGCATCGAGCGCGGCAGCGTATCAGCGCGATTTTCGTCTACGGCATGGCTATGGGCGTGAATGGAAAGGATCCGGCTGCGAGCCTTGCGGTGGCGCTTCCGAAGAAACCGCGAGTGAAGGCGCAGCCTGCGATCACAGATCTCGATGCGCTTAGGCAGGTGCTGGTCGATTGCGATGCCGAGCGGTGCCGGGCGCCGACGAAGCTGGCGTTGCGGCTGCTGGCGTTAACAGCTGTCCGCCCGAACGAACTGCATGCAGCACGATGGGAGGAGTTCGAGGGTCTCGACGGCCCGGAACCGCTTTGGCGCATTCCAGCGCGGAGGATGAAGGGCGACGAGGATCGCAAGTCGGAAGAGGATGGCGACCATCTCGTGCCGCTCGCTCCGCAGGCCGTGGATGTCATCCGCGCAATGATGCCGCTGACCGGCGACATAGCGCTCGTGTTCCCATCGGACCGGCATATGCATCGGCCCATGAGTGAGAACACGCTTCGGGCGCTGCTGATCCGCGCTGGGTATTATCAGCGGCATGTGCCGCACGGTTTCCGGTCGGCCTTCTCGACGATCATGAATGAGAGGGTGGAGCGCGCTTGGCGGGCTGCGGGTCACAAGAATGCCGCACCGGACCGCGCGATTATCGACCTGATGCTTGCTCATGTGCCCAAAGACAAGGTCGAAGGGGCTTATAACCGGGCAGCTTACATGCCGCGTCGGCGCGAGATTGCCATCGAATGGGCGGACCTGCTGATGAAAGACATGTGGCCGGCAGAGATGCACATTGGCCAGCCTATGCGGTTTGCGGCGACCGGGCCGGGGCGACCCGGTCGCTGAGCGATCACGCGGCGATCTCACGCGTCCATGCGTCGATTTCGCTCTCGACCCATCGGGAACACTTAGGCCCCAGCTTCCGCTGTGACGGGAACTTGCCCTTTTCGATCAGCGCGTAGATCGTGGATCGTGACAGCGAGGTTCTGTCCATGACCTCGTTGATTCTTAAGAGCCTGATTGGCTGCTGTGCTGTCATGCTGCCAGCTTCCTTTCCTCTGTTTCCCGGCCCTCTTCGGGATAGATGATAGCAGCGCCTGCTTCATTCGCGAAAAAGTAGCTGGCGGCATTCTTGCCCGTTAGTCGGTTGTCTTCGATCCGACCCAAGCCCTTTCGCTCCAGGCTGTAAGCGGTGTGCCAGTTCCTTGCGCTCATGAGCCTGACGCTCCGACCTTGGCCAGTTGCTTCATCGCGCCCAGAAACGCGGAGCATCAGCAGCTGGGACTGCGATAACTTCATGCTGCGAGCTGCCTTTCCTTCATTGCTGCTTTTTCGCGGGGAGGGATCCAGTACGTTGGTGCAAACGGTCGACCGCTGTGATCGGAAAGCGCGGCAGCCTGTTTGTCCCACACGACCCACATGTAGTCGATCTTGCCATGATCGTAAGCCTTGCTTCCCAACTCCTCGATCATGTCGCCGGGCGGCATCGACGGACGCTCGCACAGGATCCACACGCCGATCGGCGTCTCGTCTGTGAAAAGTCGATAGCGGCCTTCGCTTGCCAGCCACTTGAGTGGCAAGAGCGCGCAGACTTTATGGGTCGCAATGGAAAGTGCCTGGCGGATGCACTTCTCCGCCAAGCCACGGACCAGCTTGCCATTCTGAAACGAGAATGGCGGATTCATGATAATCGACAGGCGTTGGGATGCTTCTAGAAGGTGGCGCTGATCGCCGAAGAAATCATGCTGCCCGAGGAAGAGCCGGTGGTCAGGATTCCGCGCATACAGGTCCGTCCCAAACGCATGGGTGAAGCCGCGCTCGGAAAGCGCCTGCGGGATATGAAGCTGGCCGCAGAAGGGATCTAGGTATGTCACGTCCGGTTCAAGCTCGACCACGTCGATCAGGCGATGGGTGACCCACTTCTCCTCGACGTACCAATCCCACGGATGACGGGTGCTGCCCTTGGGGCGGGCGGTAAGTTCGCCGGTCATGCCGCCTTCCTCCCACACCGGATCGAAGCGTCAACACCGCCAACACCGCATTCCGCGTCGCTGCTGAAATTGTCGCCAAGGTCGAGCAGCGGGCTGGTCAGCGCCGCCCGGCGCAAATCCTCGTAGCTGTATTCGGTGGTGAAGGTGCCCTTGCCGATCCTCTCCATACGAGACCACCAGAGCGGTTCGTCGGGATCGCGGCGGATCCGATGGAGCAAGACCTGATAGCCGAGCATCATGCACAGCTTGCAGTTGCCTTCCCATTCCTCCAGCCCAAGGTCGAACCTCTGCGGGAGGGTGATAGCAGCGCTCGGACCGAAATCTTTCTGGATCTGGACGGCATCGGTGGGCGTCATGTTGCCGAACCAGAACCGGCGCACGTCATCATTGGTGTGCCCAGCTCGGACCATCGGCATCACGTTCGTCCAAGGGCTCTTGCCCTCCTCGTTCTGACGGTCTTTTTTGACCGCCCGGCGCAACTCATCCGCGCGAAGTCCGATCACGTTGGTCCAGAATTTGTACCCACGCGCCTCCATGAAATTGGCGCAGACCTGAACTTTCAGATGCTGGGTGCACCAGCGGCTGACAGCGTTAGGCGTAGATTTCTTGCTGCGGATCAGCGCTTCAAACGGCTCCCCGTTGCGAGAGGCGCTGTTGTAGCCAACCTCCTCGAAACGCTGTTCGACCGGCGTGCCCTTGCGACGGTCGCGCCATTCAAGCCAGTGGATGGGTACGCCCCATCGCACTTGGCACTCATGAACGAACCGGAGCGTCTCTTCCCGCTCCCGTCCGGTGTTGCAGAACACTACATGCACATCCGGCGCGAAGGCACCGCCAGCAGCATCAAGCATCTGCTTGAGCATGTAGGCCGAAGTGCGGCCGCCAGAGAATGAGATCAGCGCCGGGCCTTCGATGTGATACGGGTGTTTCACCTGCGGTCTCCTTTTGCGCTGGAGAGCGCATGAACGATGATGAAGGGGATCGCGACAAGCGCGGCGATCAGGAACAGGGCGCGGGTGGCGCCCTTGATCGCGAGGTTGGTGCGGCGATTGCGCTCGGCGACAGGCGCGCAGGCCCGGCACGAGCAGCCGATCGGGTGGACGGCGTTGGATGTGCGAGGAGCCATGGTCAGTCGATCCCCAGCGCGGATTTGTAGGTATCGACGATGCTTTCCATCTCGTGGCGATCGTCCGGGCGCATGCGGCGGATCGCGACGATCTGTTTCATGCACTTGACGTCGTAGCCCTCGGCCTTGGCCCATTTGTATCGTTCGCTGACGTCGGCGCGCATGTCGCGGATTTCCTCTTCCATCTTCTCGATGGCTTCGATGTGGTTGCGCAGGCTGTCTGCGGCTGTGCTGCTGGTCATTGGATGCTCCTTTGGTCTCAGGCGGCGATCTGGTGGCCGCCGTGGGGCGTGTTGGCGGGGTGGCTGTTGGGCAGGCGGGGCTTGAAGATGCGGCGGCGCGTCTGTTCGCAGTGGGTGCAGATCTGCGGGTTGGTGTCGGACCATGTGCAGTCGAAGCCCTCGGCATCGAGCTGCGCGGACCATTCGTCCCATCCGCATGCCAGGCAGAGGCGCGGGTGCATGTCGGGTGGGGTGTCGCACAGCTGGCGGTAGACCGTCAGGTTGAGCCGGAACGATCGCGACATGTCCCACAGGCGCTTCACCCGGAAGCCGACCGTCTCGATCCGGTGGAAGTTGCGCTCGACGTCTGCGCGATGCTCCTTTCGGTGCCAGAAAGGGTCGGCGGCCTGCTCGATCGTCAGCCCGGCGGCCTCGCGCCGCATCCGGATGTAGTCCCACGGCATGACAATAGGCGCGGCGGGCTTGGGTTCGTCGATCATGGAAAGAAGAGAGGGAACGCTCCGCATGTTCGTCCTTTCGATTTCAGGAATTGCTGGAGGTCGCGCGCGAGCGGTCGTGGAAGACCCAGCAGCGGACCGGGGGGACGCCGTCGTTTCGGGAATTGACGGCGGTCTGTTCGATGAAACGGCGTGACTTCGAGGTCTTGAGCGCGCGGATCAGTTCGGCGTGGGTGGGCAGCGCGAGGCGCTTTTCGGCGCAGCGGGCCTCCATTTCGTTGAGGCGGACGGCGATCATGCCCTCGGCATGGCGGCGATGGTGGTTTATGTGCCCTGTGGTGGCGGCGGGATCCTCGTTCTCTTCGAGGTAGTCGAAGCGCTCCCAGAACAGGCTGACGATCGGGTCTTCGCTGTTCACGGCCAGCTGCCGCTCGGTCGCCATCTCGACGATGAGCTTGGCCGTCGCGGTCTGCTGTTCATCAGTGAGCGGCAGGAGCGCCCGGAGCGCTTCGAGGAAGGCGAGCAGCTGACCGTGGGTCTTCGCAAGACGATTCGTGCGGATCCCCGGCATGGAGAGCAGCTCGTTTTCGTATTGCGCGAAGGCCTGCCGGTAGCGGGCCATGATGTCGTTTTCGCGCTTGGCCGCGTGAACGATGAAGCCGGAGACCTTCTCGATCGGCCATTGCTCAAGCCGCTCTGCAGACGTCTTCGTGTCGGCCGACCAGCCTGCCATGTCGAAGCCGAGCGACATGATACGCTCGAGCACGGCCCGGCTCGCGTTGACCGGCTCATTCTGCTCGATGACGATCGCGCCCCGGAAGGGCGGTTCGAACGTCTCCATGCCGCCGTTCTTCACGCCGCGAGACCGGACGGTGCGCCCGTTGTACGCGGTCTTGAGTTCCTCCCACTCGAACTTGCGAGCGTGGCTGGCTTCCTCGCGGCGGTCGCCTTCGATCAGGACGACGGGCAGGTTGCCGACTTTGCCGAGATTGCGCGCCATGGCGGCGGGCGTGGCTTTGGCCGGGTCGAAGCCCTCGTAGTTTTCGCGGCCGAGCAGCTTCCAGAGAAACTCGACCAGCGTGGTCTTGCCGGTGCCGGGCAGGCCATGCATTTCGAGGAACGGGAAGCTCTTCATCTCGGCGCGGACCTGCTCGGCAAAGAGCGAGCCGAAGAAGAAGGTCAGGCAGACAAGACCCTTGGCGCCGTATGCCGTCCAGAGGTCGGCAAGCCAGCTGGTGTCGAGGTTATCGGCGTCATAGTCGATATCGAGCAGCCGCTCGGAGGTGCCCAGCTTCAGGGCCTGTTTGCCGATCTGGAAGAAGTCGTCGTCGTTCGGCTTGAACACGCGTCCGTTCGAGACGGCCAGCTGCCCGAAGACATAGGCCTTCGCCTCCCGGCAGTAGCCGGTGAAGCCGAGCGGGCGCACGTCCGGCAGGTCTGGTGTCTGGTGCTGCAGCATGCGGGTCAGCTGCTGGGCGTTGCCGGTCCAGACGCCGCCGAAGGCGAAGAGGCGATCTTCGAAGTTCGAGGCTTTGCGCAGTTGGGCAGCAGTGAAGTCACCCTTTACGGCCGGGCGCTTGCCGCTGGGGTAGCGGATGTTCAGGAAGAACTTGGTCTCGTCGGTGGCCTCGTCACGCTGCCGGTACAGGACGCGGAAGGCGCAGTTTGCGATTTCCTCGACGGCCAGCGCCTCGCGGGATGCCTCCATGCGGATCTTGGCTTCCTCGGCGCTGTCGATTTCCTTCAGCTCACGGGTGCGCCCGCGCCGGTACTCGTCGATCTTCTCCTGCACGATCGAGACGTCGATCGCGCACCAGTAGGTCCGGTTGCCGAAGTTGAAGTGGAAACTGTTCCACCGATGCTTTTCCCAGATCAGGTAGGCCTTTTCCTGCGCGGTCTCGGCCAGCAGCACCTGCCCGTGCCAGAGGTATTCGGCGCGATGCTTATCGGTCAGGCGCTCCAGCTGGAGCAGATCGTTCCAGTCGAGTTCCTTGCCGGTCTCGTCCTCGGCCATCGGCAGCGCGGCGGATGCCTCCCAGCGATCCTTGCGGGCCTGCTTGACGTAATCGCGGTTGCCCTTGGTGCCAGCAGGACCGATGTCGAAGGCGAACACGATGCGCGGGCTACGGTGGGGCCGGTCCGAGGCCGCGATATGCGTCCGCAGCTGCTTCAGGAATTCGCTGGGGTAGTTGTTGCTCGACATGGTCGAGGCGGCGCGCTGGCCTGCCTGTTCGAGCGCCCAGGCGTTGAAGATGCCTTCCGCGAACCAGATGCTGTCCGCATTGGCGAAGTCTTCCATGGAGACGTCTGGCCGCGACCATGCCTGCCCCTTGTAGGGCCTGCGCGGCGCGAAGTGCGCTTTGCGATCGAACCGGCCGGGCTGGTCGATTAGGCGCTCCCACCAGCTGCCGCCGGGCAGGGGAAAGCGCACCGTGGCAGAGCCGACATTGCGGGCCTCGTCGCGGAAATACTCCTGGGAGTAGGCGTCGCGCATGCCCATAAGGTTGAGGCCGCGGGCGTCGGTCAGATAGGCATCAGCCGCCGCGTTCGGGTTCTGCGGCGTCTTCTTGAACCGCTTTGACCACGTGTCGAAGATCTCGGGATAGAGATCGCGGACAGAGCCTTCCCAACCGCAGCGGTTGGCCCGGCCGCACTTGAGCACCCACGGGCTATCCGAACGGGTGTAGACCTCACGCCCGTCGCACTCGGGGCACTTGCCGCCCTGAAGCCACTCGCCCTGATCCTTCTTCCACTGGAAGTCGGTTTTCAGGAGCGGCATCAGTTCGCGGCGGATATCGTCTCGCATCTGCATGGGAAATTCAGATCTTTCGGGAAGGTCAGGCGGGCGTCAGGGCTTCGCGGGGATAGATTTGGACTTCGGGAAGGCGGCCGCTGCCGCGCCAGACCTCCACGAAGCCCCGGCGGTGCTGCCGCATGACGCTGGGGGTAAGGACGAGGCCGGTCTCGATGGCGGGCACCCAGCCATTGGGCGTCCAGCGCTCCGAAGAGATGATCACCGACTGACCGATGAAGAATGCGGGGCGGCGCGCGCTCATGCTGGCACCATGGTCCAGAGCACGGCGAAGGCGGTGAGCAGCACCGGCGCGGCGGCGGCGAGAGCCAGAACGTCGTTCCGGACCTCGCGCGGCGCGGACCGCCACAGGTTGCGCCAGGCGGCGAACGTCGAGGGCTTCGAAGCGGTAGCAGCGGGCCGCGCGGGGGCAACGGTGCGGAACTGGCTGGACGGGATGTGCAGCATGGGATGGCTCCGGTGGAGTGCAGGAAAAGGGCAAAGCGGGGGCGTTCCCGGAAGCGAGCCGGGCGAAAGGCATTCGGAAGTGTCAGGTCAGGCCAGCGCGGCCTTCAGGTCAGGTGCCGGCGGCGCTGGTTTCCGGCTCTGAGCCGTTATCGTTGTCGGCGCGGTCGTTCGCGGCCGGGCGCCACTGCGTCATCGGCAGGGTGTGCAGCGGGGTCGGATAGCTGCTGGCGCGGACCGTGCGGACGGCCTGCATCTCGACGACGAACCGGTGTCCGCAGACATCGGGGTTCCGGCAGTCGTAATAGACCTCGCGGAATGTCGCGCTCGACTTGCCGGAAGACCGCGCAAAAGCGCGACCGCCGCAAGCCGGGCAGGTGACGTGTGGAAGTTTCGCGTGACGTGACATGCTAGATTTGCCCCCTAGCTTCGGCCCCGGCGCCATTGCCGGGCAGAAGTGCTTTCAGCCGACCGAGAAGGCGCGGAACAATCGCGTCAGCTTCCTCGGTCTCGAGAATGGCGGCCTGTATCATCGCGGGCGAGGCGCCCGGCGCGAGGGCCTGAATGCAGCGGCCGACAGCATCGCCAGCTTCGCGGGAGAATAGGGCCACGTCGTCTGCCAGCGCCGTGCGGCAGGCGACGGCATTGACCATCGCGACTTCCAGTTGCAGCGCATAACAGGAGTGGATTGGGCCATGGTCGCCGCCTGCTTCGATGAAGGCGCGGTCGAGGGCGATGGCCTGATCGAGGGTCGGCGTTCCGTGACGGTCGCTTTCGCTCCAGTGGCGGACGGTCCGGATCGAGCGGCCGGTAACCTTGGCGGCGGCCTCCCACCCGATCTTGCCGCAGACCGTGGTGATGGCGAGGGAGAATGACAGCGGGGTTCGCAGCTTCGTCATGCGATATCCTTCCGTTGCGCTTTTGCGGGGTGATCGCAAACGACAGGATCCACCCGCGTCGATAGAACGGGTCCACACTCTTCAGTGTAGTCTGGTTCTTCAATTACAAGCGAAAGTGGATAAATGTCGGGGCGGAGCAGATGAGGCGACACCCCGGTCGCCGATGAAACAGTGAGCACTTGCTCGGCGGGAAGACGCTTTCCGCTTTGCAGCCACTTCCACACAGCAGCCTGAGATACCTTGCAAAGGCGCGCGGTTGCCGACTGGCCGCCTGCGATGGCTACTGCCAGTTCCAATGCCTCAAACGGTGTCAGATCTTGCCTCATGAGGACTACCTACAACCCGAGTTGTGGGCATGTCAACGCATCAAATTACCTTTTCGTCGATAACCAAAGTTGTAGGTACGCAGCATGATCAAGAGCGACCGTGTAGCTGAGCGAATGCGTGAACTGGGAATGTCTCAGTCTGCCCTTGCGCGTGAGGTTGGGGTGACACAGCAGACCATCGGCAAGGTCGTTACTGGGCAGTCCGCAAATTCGTCCCATTTGCACAAGATCGCTCGCGTCCTGCAGACTTCTGCCGCCTATTTGACCGGTGAGATCGATGATCCCCGGGAGGACGCGTTTATCCCGCCGACGCCAGCGGAGATCGCGGCGCAGATGGGTCTGATCAAGGTGGAAGAGATCGACCTATCGATCGGGATGGGGCTTGGCTTCCTCGACGAGAACGCGATGGAGCGCGTAGATCGCTGGATTCCGGAAGACTGGGTGCGCAACTTCACCCATTCCGCAGCGGCACACCTGACGATCGTGAAGCCGCAGGGCGACAGTATGTACCCGACGATCAACGACCGCGACATCGTGATGATCGACCGATCGCAGCGCATCATCGACCGGCAGGAAGGCATCTGGGCGCTGAATTACGGCGGGCTGGGCACGATCAAGCGCGTCCGGGTGCTGCCGGATGGAAAATACAAGCTGATGGCTGACAATCCGCAGGTGCCACCGGAAGTCGCTGCAGATGGGGAACTTTCCGTCATCGGCCGCGTAGCGGGCGTATTCCGCCGCACCTGACCATCGACCATGACTTCGATTCCTGAAATGTCTTTCGCGGTCGTGGGCGCCGCGCACCCGAATGCTGACGGTTCCAATCGCCAGTTCGAGATACTGCTGTGCCATGCAGGCGAGCCGGTGACGTTGGTGCCCGAGCCGCGTAACCCGCACGATCGCCATGCTGTCGCGGTCTATTCCTGCCGCGACGTCCAGCTTGGCTATATCAGCGCCGATCGCGCGCGCCAATTTGGCACGCAGTTCGGGGGCGACCTCGTTCGGGCAGTTTTCCAGCGGCGCGCAGCTTTCGGCGCATGGGTGCGCGTTGGTTTCGACGGCAAAGAGCCGCATCTCACAAGCGCGATGCTCGCAGAGCCTGTCGCGCAGGCTGACGCGCCGATTGATGAAGATCCGGGGTTCTACCCGGATGAGATTTGGCCGGACGATTGATCTCGTTCCGCAGGCGATGTGCTGCGGGAAGTACCAAAGGGGGCAAAATGCGCGATTTTCTGGCTGGTTTTACGCTGGTGGCATGCGTGGTGACATTGGCAGTCTCGATTATTGCGCTTGTTAAACCCATGCCGCGATTAGGTATGGGCACACGCAAGCAGACGCTTCGCGGTTTTCTAGCGGCGCTCGGTCTGTTTGTCGTTACGCTGATCGTCATACCGGCACCCTCAGATGAGAAGCGGGTTCCGGTCGCAACGGCGGATGCCATCGCGCCCAAATCTGCGCCTAGCGCGTCAGGCAAGCCGTCTGGGGGTCCTGTTCTTTCGGAAGAGCAGGATTATGCCGTCACTCTTGCCCGGCTCGTTGTGATGCAAACGATCAACTGCCAAGGCGATGTGGATTTGACGCAGGAGAAAATCAACAAGGTTGCTGAGGGCAGAGCGCAGCCGATTGACGCTTACGATGAGGCGAAGCGCGGCGAGAAAGCATGCAAAGGCACGGTAGACGAACTGATGCGCGCGGACCTTTTCGAGGACATTCCGGCTCCTCAGCGCGCGAGCGCGAAGGCGGCGGTGACTGCGTGCACCGATTCAGCGAGAAGTCGAGTTGCGGCGATGGCGCTAGCTCAGAAAATTCTGGATGGAGACCACTCTCTCGGAAGCATGTCGCTATATCGCGAACTTCGCAGCACCGGCAAAAGCGATGAACTCGACTGCCGAAATAGGTTGCTGGATTTCACGGCCAACATGCACATTCCCGAAACCGAGGTCGAATTCGTACATCCATGAAGCAATGGTGGCGGCAGTTACGGTGCGGTCTCCATCCTTAGATCCGATGTGAAGCCACCGCGATTGTCCAGACGGTGCGTTACCTCTGAAATCAGCCAAGTCGTCCTGTCGATTTCATCCTTGAAGCCTGCCGCATTTACGCGGGCTTCGGGGATGGCATCAGGGCGGCCGAGTGCTAGCCGAATATCGAAAGTGGCTGGCGCGCGTTTCAAGCGGTCGCGCTCGGCGACTGCGGCGCGCTTGGCGGACGCCTCGTCGGGGTAGACCTTCCGGATTCTCTTCGCGCCATCTTCCTTGCCCACGGTGAAGGTCTTGCGTTTCGCGGCCTTCTTGTCGTGCCAGCTGGCGGTAACGCCCTGCTGACCGTCGCGCTTCTGGCGCTGCCAGTTGTGGCCATCGCCGCTCGCGCGCGTGATCGTCAGCGTGGGCAGGGCCTTGCCGGTGCTGGTCTGCCCGGCGCCCTTTGGCGCGAAAATCAGGTTCTTGTTCTTGATCGTGGCAACAGCATCGTGTTCGCGGCCGAGGCGGCGAAGGAAGGCGATATCGCTCTCCCGGCTCTGACTGATCGAGGGCAGTTCGATAGAGGCGAGCGAGGCGGTGATGCGCGCCGTAAGCCCGTTCCGCCCGGCGACGTCGCGCAGGACGTCGCCGAGCGTCGTCTTCTTCCACGACTTGGACCGGCGGTTGCGGATGGCGCTGGTGAAGTCCGCCGCGCGCGCCCGAATCGTAATCTGATCCGGCGGGCCGCTGTGCTGGACGTCGTCCACCTTGAAGCTGCCCTTGTCGATCAGGCCCACCGTGACATCGTGGCCCTGCTTCCAGCCCAGCTGGAGCTTGAGCACGGCACCTTCCTTGGGGATGGCGAGCATGCCGTCCGTGTCGCTCAGCACGATGTCCAGCTGGTCGGCTTCGTCACCGCGCTTCTCCGACAGGGTGAGCGACACCAGGCGCGGATTGATCCGGTCGGACAGGTCCTTGCCGTCCAGCGTCACGCGCCAGTCGGCCATGTTGTTTATGGCTTCGCTCATGCCGCGGCTTCCGTGGAGTTAGTCGGCGCGGGGTCATCTACGCGCAAGAGGTCGATACCGAAGTCGATCCGACGGGGGGTGCCGTCCGCCATCAGCACGGCATGGCGCTCGTCGATCGCGGTGATGACGTAGTTGCCGAACACGGCGCCGTTGCCGCTGACGAGCGGCAACGCTTCGCCCGCGTCCGCCATTTCGCGCAGTTCGTCGAGGGAGACGCGGCCATCGGCGATCTCGGTATACACCGCGCCCGACAGGCTGATCGTCTCATCGCCGGGACCGACGAACTGCGTGGCGTCGCGCGCCCCGACGCGGCCCGAGCGGGCATGGCGCCAGTCGGTCTTGCGCTGCAATTCATCGGGGCCGAGCGTTCCGATCTCGAACAGGAACATGCCAAGGGCGAGCAGATGCATGGTGTGATTCCTCAGTCGTCGCCGAAACCGCGACCGCGCCGCTCGCGCTCGATCTGCTCGATTGCCTTGCGGACCTCGTCGGCAATGTCCTGCGCCTGGCCGCCGCCGGTGACGTCGATCTTGATGCTATAGGTGATGGAGACAGGGGCGGGTGCCGCGCTGCCGCTCACACCGGCCTGCGCGTTCGCCGGGGAGGCGGCCAAGGCTGCGCCAGCGGCGCCCGCTGCCAATGCGCCGGCCATCTGCCCTGACATGGCATTGAGGCGCGGGACGAGGCCGTCTGCCGAGAAGGCGCTCGCCATGCGGCTCCCGAGATCACCCACACGTTGCAGCGGCCCGCCTGCGCTATCGGCCAGGCCTTCGTCCAGGCCAGCCATGACGAAGCCGCCGAGGCTGGCGAAGACGCGCGAGGGCGAATGGATGCCAAGCACCTGCTTGAACCAGCTGACGGCGGAATTGGCGGCGCCGACAATCGTCGATTTCAGGGCAGACAGGCGGCCGGTGATGCCGTTGATCAGGCCCTGCATCAGATCGCTGCCCGCCTGCGACAGGCGCGACGGCATGGAAACGCCCAGCCAGTTCATCAGCGCCGCGAAGCCCGCATAGAGCAGCCCCATGGGCGAGAAGTTGACGAGCATGGCAGCAATGCCCGCAATGCCGCCGTTGAAGTAGCCCTGAATCTCGGTCCAGATGCCGCTGAACCACGTCGTGATCGCGCCCCAGTTCTCGTAGATCAGATATCCAGCGGCGGCGAGCAAGCCGATGCCCAGCACGATGCCCGCAACGATACCGATCAGGGGCAGCATGCCGATGCCGAGCGCGGTGGCGGCGGCCGACAGCACGGCGAATGGGGCGACAAGCCCGGCGAGGATGAGGGCGCCGCCGCCCATGATGAGGAACAGCCCGGCGAAGAGCGCCGTGGCGAAGGCGAGGGCGCGGGTCAGCTGGGGATGCCGCTTCGCGAAGTCCGCGATGCTGCCAGCCCACGACGACATGTAATCCGCAGCCGAGGAAATCATCGGCAGCAGCTGATCGCCCACGGTGGTCGCGAGTGTCTTGGACTGGATCTGGAGCCGTTTCACCTTCTCCGCGCCGTCGAGCATGCGATCGGCGAAGTCGGTATTGACCGTGCCGTCTGCGCTCAGAGCTTCGGCGCGGATGCTCTGGTATTCCTGAAACGCCGACATGAGCGGGCGCAGCGCCTGCTGCACCTGCATATCGCCGAACAGGCTGGACAGCTTCGCCTGATCGCCGCCGGTGGCCTTCTGGGTCAGACGCACGATCTCCTCGATCGGGCTGCGCCCTTCCTTGGCGGCCTTTTTCATCGCGGCGGGAATGTCGATGCCGAACTTCTTGAAGTTCTTGATCGTGTCCCCAGCGTTGATCTTGGAGAGCAGGTTCTGAAGGTTGGTTGCGGCACCGGCGGAATCGCCCGCGCCCTTGCGCGTGATCTGGAGCGCGGCGGCGAGATCCGCGACGGCCGGGATGCCCTTGGAGCCGAGGCTCTGCATGCTGGCGGTCAGTTCGGGGAAATACTGCGCCATGTCCTTGACCTCGAAGGCACCGCTCTTGCCCGCCTGGGCCATCACGTCGAGCGCCTTGCCGGTCTGCGCGATCGGCACCTTCAGGTTGTCGTAGGAGGCGAAGGTCGCGCGGCCGAGATCGTCGATTTCCGCCTTGTAGGCCGTGGCCGCGCGCCCGATCGGCGTCATCATGTCAACGGCCTGCTGCGCGCCGAGGCCGAAGCCGGTAAGCGTATCCACGCCCTTCTGCAGATCGGAAGGCAGCTGGTTGACCGCCAGCGCCGCCCGGCGCAGGTCGAGACCCATCATGCGCCCGGCCTCGCGGCTCTGGTTCACCTTCTGGTTGATGTCGGTCATCACCGACTCGAATTCCATGGCGTCCTGCGCGGCGCCTTCCAGCGGCCTGGCGACAATCATGCCGGTGCCGATCGCGGCAGCGCCGCCTGCAGCGAGACCGGCGGCCGATCCTTGCACCTGCGAAAAGCGCGATCGGGCAGCGGAGAAGCGACGCCCCCGGTCCGATACTTCCTGAAGGCGGCGGTCCTGATTGCGCAGGCTGTCGTTCGACCGCTCGATCTCACCGCGCAGGCGCCGCTCTTCCGACGCGAGGTTACGGGTGGAGACGCCTGCCGCCGCAAGACGGCTGCGGACCTCGGTCAGGCGGGTTTCGTGCTGGCGGTGCTGAGCGGTCAGGCGCTCGGCCTCGCGGCGGGCGCGGTCGAACTCGCTGCGCATGGCGCGGGTGGGCGTGGTCGTTGCGCCGATCGCGCGGCCAAGTTCGGTGGCGCGGGCGCGCGCCTGCTGCATGGCGCGCTCGCTTTCGCGCATGCCCTGTTTCAGCTGGCGGAACTCGCCGACATCGGCCTGCGCGCGCTGCAGGCCTTTCAACTGGTCGCGGGTGGCCTTCAGGGTCTGCGCAAGCCGGGAGGAACCCGAGGCAGCGTCCCGCATCGGTCGGGTGAGCCGGTCGGCGCCTTCCATGAGCACCCGGATGCGCAGATTCCTGTCAGCCACTTATCGTTTCCCGCGTTTGGGTGAGGTATCGGCAGATCCGGCGCGCTTCTCGGCCTTCGCGCGCCAGATCATCAGTTCGGCGATCGGCCACCCGTCCATCTCGGACGGCGGCCAGCTGAAGACGCTGGCGATGTCCGCCATGGCGTCGGTTACGTCTGCTGGGAGAGACCCTGCTTCGCGCCCTTCGGCAGCAAAAAATCCATAACCTCGCTGCCCAGCTGGGTGAGGTCGGCGGGATCGAGGTTCGCGATATCCTGCTTGGACAGCATGGGATCGGTGATGCGCGGCAGCAGCGTTTCGAGCGCGCCGTATTCGAGATTGAGCAGGCCGGACAGTGAAAGGCCGCGCAGCGAGCCGGACTTGGGCTTGCGGACGAGAACAGTCTCGATCGTGGTTTCTCCGCGCGTGAACGGCGCGTCGAGCGTGACGGTGCGAACTTCCGGGGCGGCAGCGGTGGCAATGGCAGTCGATGCGGCCAGCGCGGCTTTGGTCTGGGTCATTGGTGATCTCCGGGTGTCATGGAGGAAAAGGGGGCGGCCCGGCGCGCGGCCGGGCCAAGGGATCAGAACATGCCGAGGGCGTTGCGGCGCGCAGCGAGCAGATCGATGCCGTTGACGATTTCGACCATATTGATCGGGTCGATTTCGATCTCGGTGCGGCCATTCCAGACCAGCTTGTAGTAGGCGACGGCCATGGTGGCCTTGAAGTCGCCGACCTCGCCGGTTTCCTGATCGCCGAACTCGATTTCCGAGAACCGGCCGCGCAGGATCACTTCCACGGTATCGATTTCGGCGGTGTCGTCGCGCTGGTAGTTCCCGGCGAAGCGCATGTAGACGCCGTCCACCGTGGGCGTGCCCCACTGGCGGATGATGTCGCGCATCGGCCCGGCAAACGTCATGGATGCCTCCATGGCCTCCTGCCCCATGTCGAGCGACACAGCGCCGCTCATGCCCGCGCCGCGATACTCCTCCATCTTGCGGGTGAGGTTGGGCAGGCCGACCGTCTTGGCATCGCCCTGGTAGTCATTGCCTTCGTTGAACAGCATCTGGTCCTTCAGGACGCGGGGAAATCCCATGGTGGGCTCCTATGATCGAGGTGGGAGAGAGGGCGGCCGGATCAGGCCGCTTCGGCCAGCTGGTTCGCGAAGTCCGCGAAGTAGCTGTCCGTGATGCGCTGGTTGAAGCCGAGGTCTTCGAGCGGCGGCGGCACGGTGTAGTCGTAGTCGATCCGCAGCTTGCCCGCCTTGAGGCTGGCGGTGCTGTTGTTCGCCTCGTCGTATTTCGCGTTGAAGCCCAGCACGATGCCCTGCGCCTTCAGTTGGCGGCCGAAGCCGTTGATGGTCTCGACGATGTCCTTCACCAGCGCCGGGGTCAGCGGCTTGTCGATCGCCCAGAGCATGCCCGCGACCACGGTGTCGGCGAGCAGCTGGGCGACACGCACGGTGCTTTCGAACTCGAACAGTGGATCATCCGAGCAGGTGCGGTTGCCCCAGAAGCGGAAGCCGTCATCGGTGCGGACCAGCGCGGTGACCTCGGAAGCGTTGAGGAGGTTCGCTTCGCTGGTGTCGTCCTCGATATCCCAGCGAATGGGCTGGCTGACGCCGACGACGCCGCTGACGGCGATGTTCGAGAGCGTCTTGTGCGCGCCGGTCTGGGTATCGATCAGCGCGCGCAGGCCCATGGCGTAGGCGGCGGCATAGCCGGTGACGTTGGTGCTGGTTGCGGTGTCGAACAGGAGGAAGTCCGGCATCAGCAGCATCAGCTCGCGCGCGGAGAAGTTGGCGCGGTAGAGCAGGGCAGATGCGACGGTGTCGCCGATCGCGCGGGCATAGGCGAAGCCGCGCAGCTTCTTGGCAATGGCGACCAGCGCCGTGGTGACCGCCTGCGTTTCGAGGCCGGGGGTGCCAAGGATCTTGGGCTTCACGCCCAGCTGCGACTTCGCATCGAGCAGGGCCTGCATGCCCGTCTTCTTGCCCTCGGCCGTGGTGGTGCCGATGACGTTGCTGGCGGTCTCGGCGTCATCGGCGCCTTCCTCCACCCGCACAACGACCACGACGGCGCGGGTCTGGTCGGCGATGGCGCGCAGGGACTTGGCCAGTGTGCCGTCCGTGCCTGCCTTGCCGATCGCGGTCTCGATGTCGGTGACGAGCGCCGGGGTGTCGAGTGGGAACGTGGTGGCGTCGGCATCGGTGCCGGTGGCGACCAGACCGATGATGGACGTGGAAACAGCGGTGAGCGTGCGGGCGCCGTCGCTGATCTCGGTGAGGGTAATGCCGTGCTTGAAGGCCATGAACAGGATCCTTGGTTAGAGAGTGACGGGCACGAGGAGACGGGAGCGGGCGTTCGACGCTGTGTCGGTGCGCCGGGTGTCGAGGACGACGACGGCAGAGCCGGGCGAGGTACCGGCCTTCAGGCCGACCTGATCCAGGCGGATGCGATCCTCCCAGCGCGTGAGGGCGATCACGGTGGCCGCGTAGACCCGCAGGATGTTGGCGCGGGTCATGGGCTTGTCGATCAGGTCAGGCACCAGCGAGCCGAACTCGCGGCGGCCGACGCACGAGCCGATGCGGGTGCGCAGGATGACCTTCGCCGACTGGCGGATATCGTCGTCGCCCTCGATCAGTTCGCCCGTGGTTTCGTCCATGGCAGCCATCAGACGGGTGTTCCTGTCTGAGGCGACCCGGCGGGGTGCTTGTGGCCATTGAGGCTGATACCGCCGCCGACGACGTCTTCCGACGCTTCGGCCTTGCCCTCGATCAAGACGTTGCCCTTGATTGCGACGTCGCCCTCGATCGTCACGCCACCCGGCGCCGTCAATGCGGCAGTGCCGCCTTCCGGCAGGGTGACGGTGAGCGCATGGGAGGTGTGGTTGTAGGAAATGACCGCGCCATCGGGGAATTCGAGTTCGAAGACGTCGGGATCCGACGTGCTCGGCGAATTGGCGTCCGAGTAGATGCCAGGCAGCACGATGCCGTTATCGACGTCGCCCTCGGGGCACAGGACGGCGCACTGTTCGCCCGCCGAGGGCGGGCACCAGAGCTTCACGCGCCCGGCGAGCAGGGCGACCCACGGCAGATCGCCGGTTTCGAGATCGCCCAGCTGGACGGTGCAGGTGCGCGCGGCATGGTCGATGGACGCGACAGTGCCCACCTGAATGACCTCGCCGGTCAGCTGCTCATGGTCGTTGGATTGCGCCATGGTGCGACCATGGCGTGGGACGGATTATCTTTCGCGGGTCGGCATTTGGTCAGGCGGTAGTCCAAATGGAGGGGATTCGCAGTCGCCAGCCAGATACCATTTGGGAAATCGACGTTCGATCGATACGAAGGCAGGCATTAGCTTAGGATGCCAGTGATGTCTCTGAAATTGAGGCAAGAAACCGTTGATCGGTTGAAGCCAATTTTCGCCAGCTGTTTCGAAAAAATCACTGTAACGGGTGATTGCATTGCCAGCCTCGATGATGCCTTTGGTATCATATACGATGCTGAGGAACTGCTGCCTAAAACTGGACCACGTAGAGACGATATTCTCAAGTATATTGGCGGTCGGAGCCTTTTGAAATTCACGTCATGGTTTGCAGATAATTTGCTCCGTGGACGCACATACGATCGAGACGCACAAAGGAAGCCTCTTTTAGAAGTGGTGGGATCAGATAGCGCAGAAACATTAGCAACAAAAGCGCTCGAAGCCTATCAATCTCTTCCGTGGGACTATTGGGCGAGTGTAGTACTTCCGAAACCTCTTGCCGACTTTTTTACTCAGCTGGGTGAGGTCACAGAAGTAGGTGACGGCATTCGCGTGATCTGCGATCCAGACGAGATCGAGCGTACAGTGCCGGTTGATCTGGTTTTCACGGGTGTTGGTGGTCTATTCGGTCTGTTTAATCCACCTAAACCCTCCGCAGTTTTGCAAGTTCGAGCGAGGGGGCTATTGGTTGAGAACGCCAAAACGGAAGCTCTGGAAGATTTAATCAGCTTGGTAAAAGCTTTTTTTGGTCTTTCCATTGCATTAGGATTATTCAGAGTTGAACAAAGGTCAGAAATATTTCCCGCTCAACGCGAGATTTATTTCCTCTTATGCGAAAATGAAGGGGTGGCGGGCGGTAGGCAAAAGTTTACGGAGCGTGATTCATCAGGCATATCTCGCATAGTGCCCAATGAAAAAAGCCGTAGATACGAGTATATAGCGCCTGAGTTGAAAGCCGTATTTTCAGATGTTGCCGAAAATCAGAAACTTCTCCGAGCTTGTGAGTGGCTATTTAACGCTCACATCGGCGACGACTCCATGCTTCAATTTGTACAGGCTACGGTCGTTTTGGAAGTTGTCTTAGGAGATAAGGACACTTCCGAAGAGATTGGTCTAGGCGCTCTTCTGGCCAATCGCTGTGCATATATGATCGGGAAGACTGCTACCGAGCGCGCGAAGATTTTAAGAGATTTCAAAGCGCTTTACGCAGTGCGATCAAGGATCGTGCATTCGGGCAAGCATCGCTTAACCGATGAAGAGGAAATAAAGCTCTTCCAGATGTTGTGGATCGGGCGCAGAGTTATTCAGGCTGAAGTTGATCTTATTGTGAGGGATCGAGGGAGCGAAGTTACTCGAAGGATCGCAGAGGTATTGAGCGGGGATGCATGAACACTCGAAGCCAGCCCCGCTCTCATTTCAGATTTTTTCCATCATGCCTGCTGAGTAAATCAGTCGTCGTTGTCGGCCAGGGCAAAATTGCTGATCAGCACTTCGCGCGCCGGTCGTGATGCCGCGCCGATGGTGTACGTCGTGTCGATCGGCGCGACGATGAAGCGGCCGAACGTCTCGCGCACCCCCTCGTTGTCGTTGAGCGACATCAGGAACTTGCCCTTGATGCCCGCCAGTTGTTCGGCAAGCGCGGCGAAGTCCTCGCGGGTGAAAACGTCGGGGCCGTAGTCCTTCTCGCAGGCCCAGTAGGGCGGATCGAGGTAGAACAGGGCGCCGTCGCGGTCGTACCGGCGGATGAAGTCGCTGTAGGGCAGGCGCTCGATCACTACGGATTGCAGGCGATCGTGGATGTCGGCGAGCATCGGCTCGATCTTGCTGACGTCGAACCGGGCCGGGCTGGATGCATCCACGCCAAAGGTGCGGCCGGATACCTTGCCGCCGAATGCCAGGCGCTGGAGGTAGAGGAAGCGCACGGCGCGCTGCAGGTCCGTCAGCCGTTCGGGATCCTGACCGAGCAACCGCTCGAACTCGGCCCTGCTGGTGACGCGGAAGCGCAGCATGTCGACGAGGTAGGGATAGTGCTCGGCCAAGCAGCGGAACAGGCCCACGACGTCACCGGAAATATCGTTGACCGCTTCGGCCTTCGGGCGCCGGGTGCGGCGCAGGAAGATGCCGCCCATGCCCACGAAAGGCTCGGCGTAGCTGGTGTGCGGGGTGCGATCGAGAATGGCGCAGATGCGCTTGGAAAGGTTCCGTTTTCCGCCGATGTAACCGGCCGGGGGAGAAACGGGGCGAACGAGAACAAAAGGGGTAGACATGTAGTGTTTCCTGCACGATGTCCCTTCCGCGCCTGAGACGCGGAAGGGTGCTCGAAGGGGCAGGCGCGCTGCCCGGAGAGTGCGAGTGCAGGCTCGCTGGTTTCGAGATGCGGGAACATCCGAGACCCCCTTCCGTAAAGGGGGAATTGGGCGGCGTGAAGGGCCGCCAATCACTTACTCAGTCGTAGCGGAATCCGCGGTTTGCGTCGCGGCTTCTTCCACAACTGGCACGGTCAGGACGCCGAGGCCGATCTTGTGAGCGACGCCGCGCGCCACTTCGTCCACGCGGGACTTCGTCGCGGCTTTGTCGTAAGCCCCGTCGTCGTTCAGGACGGCGTTCACCGAGCGCTCGTGCTTGATGTCACCGCTGGTGAAGGTGACGGGCACGGAGCGGGTCTTGGCATCGAAAGCGCCGATCTTGATCTTCAGGTCGGACATTGAATTTCCTTTCAGGCGGGAGCGTTCGGCCAGGTGACGGCGGCCGGATCGAGGTTAGTTTCGGGAAGATCGCGGAGCGCCTGCCGGTACAGCCGCCATTCTTCGCGCTGGGTGGCGGAAAGCGGGCTGTCCGGCACCTGCGTGAAGTCGCTGGCAGCAAGGAGACGATCGCGCTGCGTTCGGATCTGGCGTAGCAACTCGGCGGTGGCTGGTGGCGGAAGCGGCAACGCAATCGGGTCGCCGTTTTCGTCTGCTGCGATCATGGAGCCAGAGGAAGCCGCCGCGATCAGGCTCGCGTGGGTCTCAGGGGCGATCGGCCGGGCATCTTGCGGCATGGCGCCGTGAATGGTGTCGTCGAGAAAGCCGCCTGCGGAGGCGCTGTAGTAGAGCGTCACGCGAAAATCTCCTTAATTGCCGAGCGCGAACCACCAGGCGGTGGCTTGGGGAGCCGCGTTCCAGAAGCTGGCTCCCAGTCTGGTCACGCTGTAGGGCAGCGGGCAGTTGGCCTGCGCATCGCCGTTGCCAACTTCGGTGGCTACGCCCGAGTGGATGTGGAAACAGGCGTTCGGGAACTGGATCGGGAAGGTCAGCGAGCCATAGGAATTGTTGCCGCAGGTGATCGTGCCCCACTGCATGATGAGGCCGTTCGGAAGCCGCGTGTAGCCGGTCGCGGCCAAGCTGCCCGAGGGCAGGATATCTTGAAGCTGCCAGCCATCGAGCAGATCGGCATCGAGGCCGGAGCCAGAACCGTCATTTCCCGAATGCCAGATTGGCAGACCGCCATAGCGCAACGTAGAATCGCCTGCGTTGCAGCCCAGCGCCCAACCCGAGGTTCCGAAAACGGCAAAACCGGCGTTAAAGTCTTGCTGCCCACGAATGCCGATGCCGTTGGTGTAATTGACGTCCCCGATCCAGGCATCGTCACCGATCGAGATAGCCAGCCCGTCGCCATTAGCGCGCGCACGGAAGCGAACGGCATTGACCTCGCCATTGCCCCAATAGTTGCCGCCTTCGTCGATCGTGGCGATATTGGCGTTGGAATTGTTCTGCCAGATGAACGTCCCGACCACTCGGGCATAGGTCGAGCCACTCGCGGTGAAATGAAAGCGGCTGACGCCCTCTTCCGACCGGACCCAATCGTTCACGTAGTTGCGCATAAACTGCGAGCCGTGCAGGCCGTCCAGCATATCGCTGTCCATCCCGGAACCGGCGCCGTCATTGACGAGAGACCAGACCGTGCCGCCGTTCAGCGTCATCGCCCCACTCACGGCCATGCCGCCCGAGAAATCCTGTCCGTTGGCCGAGCCGAGCCGTCCATTCGCCAGGTTGATCTGGAAGGGGCGTAGCTCGTTCCAGACATCGGTGACACCAGTCCCGGCCGCGCTCAACAGGATGTAGTAATTGCTGCCGTCATTGCGGTGGATCGCGGTGGGGTAGTTGCCGGAGCCATTCTTCAGGAGAAGCCCGTTCTGATAGGTGGCCTTGATCGACCCGGTGAATGATAGCGAGCCGTCCAGCAACGCATAAGCGTTGCCCTGCCTGCCATCGAGAAGGTCCGCGTCGAGACCGGAGCCTGCGCCGTCGTTGCCGGTGTGCCAGAACTCAAAGGACGCAGCGCCCGCCGACCAACCGCCGAACTTGAACTTGTTGTCGGTATCGAGGCCGAAGAAGGTGGCGTAGGAGTTGGGACGGTGGAAGGTCATTACCGCCGCGCCGGTGCCATTGCCCCGGATCTCTAGCGGGGTGCCGGTCGAGCCGGTTCGGGCACCGATCGCCGAGTTATCCGCGAGCAGATAGCTGATCTGGCTGGTGACCGTGTCGCCGCCCTTGTTGATGGGCGTGTAACCGAGGCGGGCGATAACGTTCGAGTAATAGCTGCCGTCCTGACCGTCGAGCAGGTCCGCATCAAGGCCGGAGCCGGCACCGTCATTCGATGCCGTCCACATGCCGGTGAGGTGGCCGTCGAACACGAAATTGCCGAGATCGGTCGAATCGACCGTGGCCTTGAGACGGTTGGCGGCGCTCCACCCGATCTTTACGGAGTTGGTCAGCTGCGCATTGCCGGTGCCCTGTTGCACCGGCCAGAAACCAAGGCGCGCAGGAATATTGGCGTAGAAGCTGCTCTGTTGGCCGTCGAGCAGATCGGCATCGAGGCCCGAGCCCGCACCGTCGTTGCCGGGATGCCAGATACCGGCGTTGTTCGCGCCGAAGCGCGCGTCGAGCCAGGCGGCGACAGCGTCCTTCACCATCTTGGCGGCGGGAACACGCGCGGCATCGAGCCCGGAAATCGTTTCGGTGAGCGTCGCCAGTTCAACAACGCCCTGGACTTCCGTGGTCGCGGGCGGGTTGAGGAAGTTCGTGTCACCGAACGTCAGCTGGCTCGCGGCGATGTCGGCGAACTGGACGTCGATCGCGAGCAGCATGATTGCCTGCGAAGACTTTTCGAGGATCGGATCGGCCTGGCCGTAGATTGCGAACAGGGTGCCGTCGGCGAGGTAGAGCGCGAAGCTGCGCACGGTGTAGACCGAGGAGCCTTCATCCCGGACGATCAGGTGAATGGTATCGTCTGCCACGACGTCGCCGGAGATGGTCGCGATGCGCTTGCTTTCTCCCGGCAGCGCGGCTGCGGCCGGGGAGGGGACGACGACGCTTCCGGACACGCCGACCTGCGCGATCGTCACAGCTGCGGTGCCAGTGTTCTTCGCATTCACCAGAGCGGCGCGCCCGGCGTTCGTGACGGTAATCGTGAGGGCCATGGGTGCTCCGGTCAGGCCGCCGGTGCCGTACAGGACAGGCGGGCGAAGAGGGTGGGACGGACGGTCGCGATCAGGCCGACATCGGCTTCGACGTTGACGCCTTGCGTGAAGGTGAAGTGGCTGCGCACCGGCTTGGCGCGGCTGACCTCGGCAATGACCTGATCGACGAAGGCGGCGCTGGCGGGGGCGCCCTTCTGTTCGAGGTTCAGCACGAGGTCGAATGTATGCGGGACGCCCTTCGGCTCCATCTGCCACCATTCGCGCAGCGCGACGGATCCGCCGAAGCTCTGGACCACGGCGCGTACTGATGCCGCCGTGCCCTTGCGGCGCGCGATCGGGATCGCCTGGCGAACGCGCTCGCGGCGGATCGCTTCGGACCAGTCGGATGACCAGTTGTCGAGCGAGCGTTCCCACGCCAGCCACGGCAGGAACTGCAGTGGGCTTTCGTCGGCGGACTTCACCGCACGGACGAGCACCGGAATGTCGAGCATCTCTGAGCCGACCCGTTCGAGGGCCTTCTGCAATGCCGTGGAGCCGGGCGGCAGGAGGGAGGCGAAGGTCATTCGTCAACACCTGCGTAGGTGACGTCGATCTTGGTGCAGAACGGCGCCTGCGTACGTGAGACAATGATATCGGCGGCGGGCTGGGTCAGCTGGACATTCTGGACGCCTTCGACGTGCAGGGCCGCGTGAAGGCCGGACAGGGTGATGTCGCGGCCGAGCCGGTGGCTCTCGTCGGCATAGGCCTGCGCGCTCGCAAGCGCGGCATCCATGACCACGCCGCCGTCCGGTCCGGAGAACGTCTTGATCGTGCCTTCGATGCTGTAAGGCACGATTTCGGCAGACTGCGTGATGACATGGTCGGTCAGCGGACGGATGTCCTCGCTGGACAGGTATTCGCCGACGTCCCCGATAAGATCCGCGCTTGCGGCGCCGCTATCGACGCGGGACAGGAGCGAGACGATGACTTCGCCCGGCCAGATCGCGCCGTCGAGCGCGCTTGTCATCGCCGTCACTAGCGCATTGCTCGCCGCGTTGGCCTGCAGGACGCCCAGCACGATCGCGCGGATGTCGTCCGGCGCGGGGCTGGTGGCGCTGGCATCGAGCACGTCGGAGTGGGCCGAAAGCGCATGGTAGATGTAGGCGCCCTCGGGACCGGCGACGGAGTAGCCCTCGGGTGCCAGGACGATGCGGCGGCGGAACTCGGTATCACTCTCCATCACGGCAGGAATGCCGAGCACGTCGTCGGCGGGGGTGATGGTGCGTCGGACCACGCCGAAACCGGCGGCGAGGTTGTCGAGATCATTGTCTACGGCATAGGCGACCATCACGGCGCGGACCGCCTCGTTGAGCCGCTGCAGAAGCAGCTGGACCTCGTAGGCGAAGACCTGAAGGACGCGGGTCGACGGGTTGCTTTCGCGGCCGTCGAAATCGACGCCTTCTTCCGCCATGAGCACTTTCATGCGCGCAAGCGCCCGCGCGAAGAGGGTCTCGAAATCGAGTTCCTCGACAGCGTCAGGCAGCGGAATGCGCGACAGGTCTACTGCGGTGAAGGTTGCATCGGCCATGCCGCCCATGTCGCGGCAGACATGGGGACAGCGCTACCGTGCTGCATTTGGCTGGGCGGCAGTCCAAATGCCCTTTAAGACTTATGCGAGAGACCTAATTCAGGGAAGCGCCTGAAGCGCTGCATATGCTTGGACTACGGCAGCGATGGCGCCGACAACCGCTGCAGATGCGATAAGGAAAGCTCCGACCCGCTGCCCCCAAGTCAGCGACAGAGAGCGCTTGATTTCGATGGGCTGGCCGTTCCAGAACAAGTTCCCTTTCTCATCGACGCCAAGAAGATCGATCCGATCGATCCCAATGCTCCAAACGTCTTCAGGCCAACCGTTTTCATACGAGTACCGTTCGCGGTTTGGCTTGCGGGCAGCTGTTCGATTAGGATTCTGCAGTGATTTGACCAACTCATCCATCTCTGAGAAATCGGGTATATCGGTCGATTTCATCTGCAAGTCCTGATTTCGGGCGCAACGAGGCATTTCTTAAAGCTGGCTTGCCACATGTTTGTAAAGCGCGTCGAGCATCTGGTCTCGATCAGCCTCGGTAAGACCGAGCAGCTCGCGCTTCGGATAAAGCACGGCCTTTGCGCGCAGCGACGGTTTGTCCCGCAGACCGTACTGGTGGACGCTGGCGATCTGGGCGACTTTGCCGGTGAAGCCGACCCACACACCCTGATCGTCTACGCCACTGCGCAAGAATCGCGCGGTGGCCAGGCGACGGAACATCGTGCGGCGGCGGATGCGGGTAGGGCGCTTGCGGGCGGCGCTGCCACCGCGATGCTCTTCGGGCACCGGGAGCCATTTCACGATCTTGTCCCGCTCGAATGAGCGGATAGCACCGGCCTCGATGTCGAAGCCGGTCAGCATATGCCCTGTGCCCCATGTGAAGCTCTTCATCAGGACGCGGCGCGGTTCGCCGCCGCCGCCCGCCGGATACAGAAAGCAGGCCGGGCCGCGTCCCGGCTGCGCGGGCGTCCGCTCCTGGCGCGCTTCGAACGTGCTGCCGTCCGGCTGCTGCTGGGCGGCAATGCGGCGGCGCTGGCTGGCAGCAAGGTCGCGGCCCATGCGGCGCATCAGACCGCGCTGCTCGGCCGCCGACAAGTTGCGTAGGATCGCGCCTGCTACCCGCTCCAGTTCGGCGAGATCTTCGCTCACGCGGCGGGCGGCACGACAGGGGTGAGCACGGCTTCAGGATCCACGGTCTCCACCAGCAGATCGGTGTTGCCAAAGCCTTGCAGGAAAGAGGCGTGAATGCCCGCGAAGCTGTCTGGGAACTTGGGTTCGGGAATGTGCTCGACGTCGTAGCCGCTGCCGTCCGGCCGGGGAATCACGAGCACCGGCTCGGTCAGGTCGATCGCGATCTCGATGTCGAACTTCTCGGTGTCGAGCGGCTGCGCCTCAAAACCGAAAGGCTGGCTATCGGCACGCTGCAGCAGCTGCGGCTGTTCCTTCTCGATCCATGCCAGGATCGGGACCATCAGCGTATCGGGATCGGCTGCGAAGTCGAAGATCGTGACCTTGAGCGCATAGCTGTAGGAGAACGACAGCGTCTTCGATCGGCGGGCGTTAATCTGGCCCGCGTCGATGTAGATGCTGAGGTTCTCCGGGTTCTTTTTCAGGTCCGGCAGGTAGGCGGTGAGCCAACGGCGCAGGTCATTTGCCTTGCGCATCGGTGCCTCCGGCGTCAGGCGTCAGCATGGTGCGAACCTGCCCTTGCAGTTCGATGTAGGCCGCACGGATCTGCCCGGCGACGTCGTAGAGCGCAGTGAGGCTGGAATGCGCGTCGGCGCCGGTCATCTCGCCGGTGCTACTGCGCTGCACCTTGGGCAGTTCCGGCGGCGGCGCCAGCAGGGCGGGCGATACCCTTGCCGTTTGCGACGTCGGCTGCACGGTCGAGCAGGCTGACGCCATCAGCATCAACGCACACATTGCGATACACCGGCCGGTCAATGACCTTCTGGCTTTCATGGTAGATTTCCCTGACGTTGCTCTGGCGGGCGTATTCGGCGGCCTGGCTGCGCTCGGTGGAGGCGTCGATCTGGCGTTGCAGCCGATCGCGCTCGGCGCGGGCGGCATCGTCCGCGCGCTTCTGGGCGGCCTGTTCCTGCGCGGCGCCGACGCTGGTGCCGTAGAAGAAACCGCCAATGCCGGCAGCGCTCGCGGTGAGCGCCCCGGCAAGGACGACGTGGGAGAGGCCGAGGGTCACGCCCAGCGGCCCCGGATCAGCGCGGCCTGAATCTTGTCCGCGATCGTAGCGATGTCGGCGGCTCGATCGGTGCCGTTGATGATGCGGCGGGCCTGTACGAACTGCTCGTGCGTCCCGATGTTGGAGACGTGACGGCTGAGACTGCGGCCGGTGAAGGCGCCGTCTTCCATGCCCTTGATGAGGATCCGCACCGACAGGACCGGATCGAGGGCGAGATCGAAATTCCTGAGCAGGGCGCCGTTGAGGCCGAGCGCGCCGTCCGCCCACTCGTAATTGCGGTCCCACGTCAGCTGGACGAGGCCGCGACCGTACTGCGGCTGACCGTACTTGCCGGGGGCGGCGTAGGGTTTGCCCTTGCCGAGGCCCCATTCGCGCTGGGGCTCGAACCGGGCCTCATGCCAGGCGGTGGCGAGGGCATAGGCCAGCCAGCCCACTGGCCACGCGGCAGCGGATGCCATGATGGCGTTGACGATGTTGACCTGCTTCTGATCGAGGCCGCCGGTGATTGAGCGGAGTGAGGCGAAGAAGGCGGCAGGGTTGGCGAGCGCGCGGCGCGGCTTGGCGGTCATGGATCAGTCCTTCTTGGGGAGGAAGCGGTCAGCGAGGCGGGCCGGGAGGCTGGCGAGGGTGTCGATCGCGGCCTTGGCCACCTTGGGCGTCGCGTCGTAGGCGAGCAGGGCGATGCCGAAGCCGATCGATTGCGCGACGAGGCCGTCCCATCCGGTCGAGAAGACGATCGCCAGCGTAGCGTAATAGCTGACCGTCGAGCCGACTGCCCATTGGACGAAGCGCTGGCGGTAGGAGAGGCCGGGCTTCCATGCCTGGGCGACGGCTGAGCCGAGCAGCGAGGGCGAAAGCGATCCAAGAAATTCGGCCGCGGTTTCGAGAATGGGGCGCAGTTCCATGTGTCAGCTCCAAAGCTGGATGAGGGGCAGCACGCGGTTCGCGCTGGTGGAGGTGGTCGCAGTCGCCGGGATCAGGACGACGGTGCCGAGCGGCAGCACCTTCCCGCTGTCGGCAAGGCCGGGGTTGGCATCGAGCACGCGCGTCAGTTCCCCCGGCCCCAGCCCGGCTTCGCGCCAGAGCAGCTGGTCGAGCGTGTCGCCCTGTTTGGACCGGAGGCGCTGCGCGGCGGCCATCAGATCAGGTCCACCGTGGTCCGTGATGTGCCGAGGATGTCGCGCACGGCATGCAGGGCATCGCGGCGCAGTTCCCCGATCGAGGGCGTGAGATCGTCCGCCTGGTTTCCGCCCGCGCTGGTGGTGTCGAAGTCGCGGTAGCGCTCGACCAGTTCGGCCTTCGCATAGAGCGAGACGGCGCGGTGGTAGCGGATCAGTTGCTGGCTCTGGCCGTCCAGTTGCGGCGACGGAACGTCCGCGAGCGTCGCATGCCCGGCGGCGATCGACCGGGCCGCAAAGGCGCGCAAGTCGTATTCCACCGACATGATGGCGCCGAGGATCGCCGCCCGCAGCCGGGGCGTGGTGACGTTTGCGGAGATGCGGGCATCCGCGCGGACAGCGGCGGGGGCGATGTCGGGGAAGAAGCCGTCGTTGGCGATGACGCCTTCGTCGGCGGGCGGAGCCTCGATCGCGTCGCCCAGTGGGTTGGCGATAAACGTCATCAGGTGGCCATGGCGGTGCTGGCGAGCAGCTTAAGGCACCAGAGGGCAAAGCCGCCGCAGACTGCCGCCAAGATTACATTCACGGCGATGACGAGGACGATAGGGAAGCCCCATGCCTTCGATTCGAAAGGACGAACATTCGGGATTAGAAGCAATGCGCCGAGTGCAATCACACGGAAAACCGCCTCGATTGCGGACTTTGCCCAGCAGCAGAATGCCAGCGCATAGACGACGAGCAGGAAAAGGGTCCAGGCAGTGATATCGGGCATGCGAGCCTCCATTTCGGCCGCCCGGCTAACAGGGGTGGGGATCGGGTCAGCTGGCGGCCCTATGGCTCGAAAGCCTCCCGCAGCGCGCGATCCGCCCCTGAGCGCCGGGGGCGAGCTTGTTACGCGGCAGGATTGCCGCCGGTGTCTGTGGTGGGCGCGGCGGCGCTGACGGCAGTCAGCAGCTTTTCCGCGCGCTTGACGCGATCCTTCACGCCGATGCGATCAAAAAGGCGCTGGGCCTCGCGAAGGTTGATCAGCGCGCTTTCCAGAGGGGCCTGGCTGGATTCCGCAGGCGTGTCCTCGGCCTTGCGCAGCTGCTCGATGCCGATGGCCTTGAGCAACTTCGCGCGGACCTGATCGTGGATGTCGAGACCGATGGTCAGGTTGTCGGCGGTGTCGAGCACGGACAGCGGGAAAGCCTTGCCGGTGTTCTGGACCTTCAGGGCGGCGTCGGCGATCTCTTCGACGAGGATCGTCGCGACGTCGCGCTCGTAGCGCTTGGGCATTGCCACATGGTGGCGCAGCAGGAATTCCCCGATGGCGAGGGCGTCATCATAGGCGCCGACGTCGATAGACCAGACCATGCAGGTGGGGACGACATCAGCGGCGATACCGGTGCCGACGCCTGCATCAGCGCTCAGCACGCCAACGATCCACGCGTTGTACTGCGGCAGCATTTCGCGCTTCGCCTTGATCTTCAAGTCGATCGACTTGATTTCCTTCAGGCGGCGCAGATCGTGCGTCAGGCGCAGTGAAATCTCGGCGGCGGCCCGGTCGGCGGGCGATGCCTTGCCCCCCGCTGCCGAAGGAAGAGCGGCAGCGGGGGAGGCGACCGCCCCCGTGACAGGTGCGGTTGCTGCGGTGATGGTCTGGGCAGCGAGTACGCGATCACGCTTAAGACGAGCGAGGCTCATGGTGATATCCTGTGACGGGAGCGGCTACGGGAGGGCGAAACCGGCCGGTCAGGCGGGCTTCTTGGCCATCTTGATATTCTCGACGAGGGCGCAGCGACCGTAGTCTTCCACCACGTAGTCCTCGTTGACGGACTCGTAGTTCTCGATCTGGTCGAGTGCCGGCTCATCCTTGATCTGGCGGCGGCGGGTCTCTTCCTGAACGTAGATCGCGAGGTTATCGAGGCTGGTGATCAGCAGCGAAGTCTCGGGGAAGAACGGCACGATGACGGCGCGCTTGCCCGCCATCTGCTTGGGCAGGGTCAGGATGCGATGCGCCGCTTCGCGTTCGGTCGCGGTGTCACCGGCGGCCTGCAGCAGGTTCAGGTACTTGTCCTTCACCAGCGCCCAGCCCACGACGACGACAAGGTCGGTATCGCTGCGGTGCCAGGGGTCGAGCAGATCGAGCGCGTCGAAGGCGACCGCGTCGAGGTTGGCGTAGTCGGCCTTGGCGGTGTCGGCGTTGGTGACCTCGCCGTCGATTACTTCAACGACATCGACCCCCGCCGCGACGTAGATCGCCTTGTCGGCACCGGCGGTCAGGGCACCGTCATCGAGGACGCGCTCTTCGGCATGGGTGCGGATCTTGTGCAGCCAGCCCTCGTTGACGTCCTGCAGCAGCGGGTTCGCGGCGCGGTCGGTCTGCGCGGCGGCCGAGGTGCCGTTGAAACCGATCATGATGCGGTCACGGCCCTGCTGCTTCAGGATCACGTCGCGCAGGAGGGTCTGGAATTCCGGCTTGTGGCGCCAGGCGTCGAGCTTGGCATAGGGAATGGCGTGGTCGAAGTTGGTCTGGCGGCAGTTGTAACCGCCGTCGTCCGTGGTGTCGGTCGGATCGCCGGGGGTGCGGCGCTGACCGGCCTTGGTGTTCGTGCGCCCGGCGAGTGGGCGGGTGACGCCGACGCCGACCTTCTGGCCGGACTGGGCGGCGACCATGACGACGCTGATCTGCGTGAGGAAGTCGCTCGACTCCTGGATCTTTTCTTCCAGCTTCTGTTCGACGGCGGGAGCGACGCTGAACTTGGCGACGACATCTTCCGCTTCGATGCCGTTGATCAGCGCGATCTGGCTGACATACGACTTGTAGAGGGCACGGGTTTCTTTACGCATTTTGCGAGGCTCCTGAGAGGCGCGAGGGGCTGGGGCAGGCGGGGTGCGGGACCGATCAGCAGTCGGTCAGGTGCGCGGCATTGCCGCCGCCGCCGGTTGCCGGGGAGCGATTGAAGGTCTGGGGCTGTTCGGTCGAAGCCAGCTGGGCTTCCAGCTTGTCGAAGCGGGCGCCGAGGGCGGCGACAGCATCGTTCGACGGCTTGACAGCAGCGGCTACCTGCTCACCCATGACGGCGGCGAAGCGTTCGATGTCAGGAGCGTTGTCGTTCGCCGGTGCCGGGGTGGGGGCAGGGGGAGGGGTGGCCGGTTCCTTGGGCTTGTCCGACTTGAACAGCGTGGCGAACGCGGCGATGAAACCGGACTTGGTCGCCTCGGCAATGGTCGCGCCATCGAGTGACGGCTCGATCTCCAGCGCGGTCTCGTAAGCCGAGGTGAAAAGGTTGGGCCGGGACTGGACGGCGAACTTCAGCGGTTCGGTGCCGAGTGATGCCGGGCTATCGGTGATGGCCAGGCCGACGAGGTAGCCTTTGCCTTCGCCTGCGAAATTGGGGTGAAGCTCGCAGCTGGTGTAGAGTTTCTGACCGGCCTTGTTGAGCGCGATCAGCTGGTCATTGGCCTCGATCTCGGCAACCAGGCTGAGCAGCTTCTTCGTGGTGCCGTTGATGTCGAGTTCGACCTCTTCGGTGCGCAGCGATAGCACGGTGCCGTAAGCATTGAAGGGCTTGTCCGGGCTATACCCGGCGATGTGCTCGCAATTGATGCGCGCGGCATAGGTGGCGGGCGCGTAGCTGGCGGCAGCCTGTTCGAGCAGAGCACGCTCGATGACGCGGCCATCGACAGTGGGGCCTTCGACGGCGACGCGGAAAAACTTGCTCTTGGCCATGATCGGTCCGGTTCCTTGAGGGTGCGGCGGGTTCGGCAGCGGTGTTGTTCCGGCCAAAAGGACCGCTGGGCCGCATCTTCTCAAGGGCGTCCATTTGGTCTGGCGCTGGGCCAAATGGACAGCGGTGATTGACGGCGAAAACGGGGCGCATGGTCGCCGCCATGAGCACGAACGCAACCCTTCCCGACCCGCTGGCTTCCGCATGGAAGTTCGATCCGCGTCGCCATGCCCGCAGCCTGTACTGGCGCGGATGGGGCGTGACGCAGATCGCCGACGAGTTCGCGCTGCACGGCGTGACCAACGATCAGGACAAACCGATCCCGCGCCCGACGATCGAATCGTGGCGCCAGCGCGATAAGTGGGACGAGGCGCCGTCGATCAAGAAGATCGAAGACGGCCTTGAAATCCGGCTGCTGACGCTGATCGCGAAGGAGAAGAAGACCAGCGCAGACCTCGTCGAGATGGACGCGCTCAACCGTTCGATCGAAAGCCTCGCCCGCGTCCGGCGTTTCGAACAGCCGGGCGGCCATAGCGGTGACCTCAACGAGAAGGTCGGGAATCGCAACGCCGGGCCGCGCAAGGCGCCGAAGAAGAACCACTTCACCGAAGAGCAGGCCGAGGAACTCAAGCGCATCTTCCTCGACGGGTGCTTCGACTATCAGCTGCGCTGGTGGAAGGAGAAGGATCAGCGCACCCGCATGATCCTGAAGTCGCGCCAGATCGGCGCGACCTACTTCTTCGCCTTCGAAGCGCTGATGGACGCGATCGAGACCGGGCGTAATCAGATCTTCCTGTCAGCCTCCAAGGCGCAGGCCCACCAGTTCCGTTCCTACATCGTCAGCTTCGCCAAGCTGGTGGGCGTGTCGCTCGCAGGCGACCCGATGGTCATCACCTCGGATCTGCGCCCGCCAGAGGAGGCCGGGGCAGAACTGCACTTCCTCGGCACGAACTTCCGCACCGCGCAGGGTCGCAGCGGCAACTTCTACTTCGACGAATTCTTCTGGGTCCACTCATTCGAGGAATTGAACAAGGTCGCCTCGGGCATGGCGACGCACAAGAAGTGGCGGAAAACCTACTTCTCGACGCCGTCGACCATCGCGCATCCCGCGTACCCGTACTGGACTGGCGAGCGCCGGAACAAGCGCCGCAAGAAGGCCGACCGGATCGAGATCGACGTCAGCCATGCGGCGCTCGCCGCCGGCAGCGTCGGCCCGGATCGGGTGTGGCGCCACATCGTCAACATCCGCGATGCGGATCTCGCGGGCTGCGACCTGTTCGATATCGAGGAGCTTGAGGATGAATACGCGGCCGACGAGTTCGCGAACCTCTACATGTGCGAGTTCGTGGACGACAGCCTGTCGGCCTTCAAGTTCAATGACCTCATCGCCTGCGGCTGCGACAGCCTGGTCGAGTGGGAGGACTTCAACCCGGAGGCCGCGCGGCCCTATGGCAATCGCGCGGTCTGGGCGGGGTATGATCCGCAGTCGAGTGAGACCGGCGACAATGCGGCGCTGGTGATCGCGGCGCCGCCCCTGTCAGAGGGCGGGACGTTCCGGATCCTCGAACGCCACCCGCTGCGCGGTCAGGACTTCGAAGAGCAGGCCGCCTTCATCAAGGCCATGCTGAGCCGGTACAACTGCACATACCTGGGCGTGGACGCGACCGGCGTCGGCGCCGGTGTCTATCAGCTGCTGGCCAAGCCCGGCGCGCTGCCGGGCTGTTCCGTTGCCAAGATCGAATACTCGCTGGAAGTGAAGGCGGGCATGATCATGAAGGCGCAGAACGTGATCAGGCGCGGGCGCCTGGCGTTCGAGAGCAGCTACCTCGACATCGTCTCGGCCTTCGTGTCGATCAAAAAGACGCTGACCACCAGCGGGCGCAACGTGACCTTCAAGGCCGGGCGCGGCGGTGACGACGGCCATGCCGACATCGCGTGGGCAACCATGCACATCCTCATGAACGAGCCGCTCGACGGCAAGGAAAAGCCCAAGGGCACGATGGAGATTATCGAATGAGCAAGCGTAACCGTGCCCGCCGCATGAGCCGTCAGGAAACGGCGGAGGCATCGCCCGGCGCGATCGTCTCCGCCAACGACAACCGGGGCGGAGTGCAGGCCTTCACGTTCGGGGATCCCGAGCCGGTGCTCAGCCGGGCGACGATGCTCGACATGCTGGAATGCTATCACAACCAGCGCTGGTACGAGCCGCCGATCTCGCTGCATGGCCTTGCCCGCGCGTTCCGCGCGTCACCGCACCATTCCAGCGCGATCATACTCAAGCGTAATATGTTGGCCGCCAGCCTTGAGCCGACCCAATGGCTCAGCCGCGCTGCGTTCAAGGGCATGGCGCAAGACTATCTGGTGATGGGCAACGCCTATGCGCAGGAGGTCCGCAACCGCCTCGGTGGCCTGCTGCGGCTCGACCATGCGCTTGCCAAGTACACCCGGCGCGGTGTCGAGCCGGGGCACTTCTGGTGGGTGCCGGGGCATCAGCCCGAGGTCGAGTTCTCTCCGGGCACGGTGCACCAGCTGATCGCGCCGGACGTGAATCAGGAAATCTACGGCCTGCCCGAGTACCTGTCGGCCCTGCAATCGGCGCTGCTGAACGAAAACGCGACGCTGTTCCGCCGCCGCTACTACGAGAACGGCAGTCACGCGGGATACATCATGTACGTCACCGGCGAATTCGCCGATGGCGACGTGGACAAGATGCGCGATGCCCTGAAGCGATCGAAAGGACCGGGGAATTTCCGGAACCTGTTCGTCCACTCGCCGAACGGCAAGGACACCGGGATCCAGATCAAATCGATCGCAGAGGCGGGCGCGAAGGACGAGTTTCTCGGGATCAAGAACACGACGCGGGATGACGTGCTGGCTGCGCACCGGGTCCCGCCCCAGCTGCTGGGCATCGTGCCTGCTAATGCCGGGGGCTTCGGTGACGTGACGAAGGCAACCGATGCGTTCTTCGAGTTGGAGATCGAGCCGTTGCAGTCGGTGTTTCTCGAACTGAACGATGCCGTGGGCGCCGAGGTGGTGCGGTTCCGAGAGCGGATGAAGCCGTTGTCTTGATTATATAACCGGCCGTACCGATATCTCGTAGGCTCAACAGGAGTAGCAGCATGCCACGTTCGAAAAGTGAAATTGCCGACCTTCTCGATAACGCCCACGAAAGCCTCTTGATCATGGCCCGTCAGGTCGCAGGACCGGGAAATGAAGAAAAGGCCGAGGTCGAATTCTACACCGATGGCGAGAGCGGGTATACGCTTTCGGAGCTTGCGGCCGAGCTTCGCGCTCAGGACTGATCTCAGGCACGTAGCCTAGTCGACTTTTGAAACACATTCAGGGCGGCTCGCAGAAGCCGCCCTTTTTGGTGCCTACCCTCGAAACCGATTGATCGCGCGTTTCCATTCCCGCTCGTCTGGCATCGGCAGGCGCACAGTCGGCTCTTCGCGGCAGGTCTCGAACTTCACTGGCGCCAGCTTGCGGAATTTCGTTCGCCAACATTCGCTGCAGTAGAACCGGCCCTGCGCCTTGGCGAAGGTGGGATCCCACCCTTTGCGCTCGAAGAGATACCACAGCGCATGGGGATCGAAGACGGCCGACCGGCCGCACGCGCACGTCACCTTGATCGGATAATGCCAGGCGGCGGCCTCGAACAGCCGGGTCGGGATCCTCAGTCCATCAGCGTAGCGCACGGCATCAGCCGCGCGCCGACTGCTTCGTCAGGACGGCGGCGCAGGCAAGGGCGCCGGTCATGTAAGGCCCATCGTCCTGCTCGCCTGATCGGATCTGCCGCAGGAACTCCCGATTATCGAGGCCCCGCGTCTCCAGCGCCGTCGCCACCGCGTGGCGGATTTCCTTTATCTGTTCCATCTTCTGATCCTCCGGGGTGCTTTGCACACATCGACTCATGGTGTGAACATATAGAGAACATGCTAGGATCGCGCCACCGATTCGACAGCGAGGATTGCCATGGAACAGCTGCCCGCCACCCCGACGCTCGACGACTTGCGCCGCGAAGTCAGCAGGATAGCCGGAGGGGGTGGCTCATTTCAGGATATCACCAAAGGCCCTGATTTTCGGGCTTTCGTGCCCGCAGCGCCTGACCCGCGTCTTCGTCAGGCCGGGCGCACGGCTGCGCATGCCGAGCGCGGGGCATTTGGCCGCCGGCTGCTCATGCAGACCGGGTGCGGTGGTCTGGTCGGCGAACTGGCGAAGTGCGCCGTGGCGGATCGCGGCTTTCCAAAGGATGGCGACCCCGAGGCGGTACGGCAGCGGCTTCGCGTCGGCCAGGCAGAGGGCGACATGTTCGAAGCGGTCGATGAAGCCGAACTCGACTGGCTGAGCTATTGAGGCCCGGCTGTCGTTTTGATCCAGCGCGGATCTATCCCGCATTGCATCCGGCTTGGCCGTCTAGGATCAACCGCTGATGCTGAAACAGGCCGAGATGATCATAGTAGCGTTGCTGATGGCGGTGGCGTTTGTGACGCAGGTGGTGGGCTGGTTCGCTTGAACCAAGGCTCGCTCGTGCGATAGACGATAAGCGGCGGGTCATAGACGCGGCAGAGCGCGAAGGCTTCGTCGGGATCTCCATTGGTCCAGCGGTCCCAATGCTCTTGGGCAAGGATCGTCGGCATGCGATCGTGGACGTCGGCCATCTGCTCGCACCCGTTGACCATGACCATCGAGTAGCAGTCGCCCCACTCAGCGGTCGGTCGCCAGACGCCTGCGACCGCAAACACGTCCTGATCCGGCAGGGAGTACCATGTGCGCGTCATGGCGCCCTTGGCGCCCTCGGCTTCCGCCCAGGCGGTGACGGGGATTAGGCACCGCCGCTTGCGGAAGCTGTCCACCCAGAAACCCGTGTGCAGCTTGTCCTCGCGCGTGTTGTTGACGGGCTTGGGCTTGAGCGGCGCGCCGGTCTTCTTGCTCTTGAGTACGAGGGGGAAGCCCCAGTTCATCGCGCGGACCATGCCGTCTGCGACCACAAGGCCGAGATAGCCGGGGTAGATCTCGGCAGCGAAGTTCGGCGAGGTGTTCGAGGTCGCTCGGAACAGCCCTGCGACGGCGACGGCAGGCGCTGTCATCCGATAGAGATTGCACAT